CGAAAAATCGCACGTCAGCAACGCCTTGCGAAAAGTCAATTGAGCACTTTTTGTAGACGCTCCCGAGGGTGGCCCCTGTAGCAACATCGTCGTTGTCTGTTGTGCCATCATCCGACTCAACAACAACTGCTGATGTACTGGTGGCCCCTTCGATTTTGAACAACGCATTGACTGCCACAGCGTCCTCATCATCATTGCGAGCAGAACCCACGCCGAACGAAACAACAGTGGCAGAATCAACCCCAGCAACCTGAGCGATGAAATCGACTCGCTGAATTTTAGCGATATCAAACGGCAACACGTCATTGCTGTACAGACAGACGTTTTCCGCTTCACTCGTTGCCGCCAGCGTCAGCTTTGCTGCACCGCCGTCTTCGGTGATGCACAAATAAGTCGGCGTTCCGGCTGCGCTACTGTCCGCGATCGTCCAGCCGTTTTGACCTGGAGTTGTGCTAAAGGCTTGAGCCCGATCGAACATATCAGAGAAGATGTTTGTGCCGCGTGTAATCATTTCACTGGTCCTTTGGGTGTTGCTGCTTTCGCAGACTAGGCTATTCGCGGGAAACGCCCCGAGACTCGCTATTCAATGCCGCAAGCCAGCCCCCTCAGGGACTGGCAATTGGCAACTTCAACCGTGCGTCGATTACGCTCCGGCGTGTTTTTGAACGCCCCGATGGTTGAGAGCTTTAGCTCCCACGCTCTGCAAAACGTAGTACGTCATTGCAAGCGTGTGCTCGTCCATGACGGTTCGCACTTGAGGTGTTTCCTGACCCTGCAGGAACGTTACCTCAACGGTGTCGATACGTGTTGGATTTGTGAACAGATACCATGCAGTTGTACTGTCGGCATCCAGCAACGGCTCAATGACTGGAGTCAGCGTGCGAGTGGTGTTGAATACCTGATTGAGATTTGCACTCGGATCATATGCCGAATTCACAAGCTGCTGAGTTACAGTTTCCAACGCAGACGGAACCACAATATAGCTCGGTGACAGGTTAAGAATGTCCGCACCTTCTGCTTCCTCTGGCGTGTTTTCGCCACGCATCTGACGCATCAGATTTGTCAGCAATCCAACACTCGTGACCGATGGAGCACCAGCCCCAGTAGTTAGGTTTTTTCGCTTGCGATTACCAGAGACAGCAGAGAACAGCGCCTTGCCGTCGGATGTCGTTGGATTGCTTGTGACCTGTGACCACGCAACAGCATTCACGGTGCGAGCGGCAGCGTCACCCAGTGACATCGGGATCCGCGTCAGTGCTGACATATCGTCATTCACGATTAGCTTGTAGCTGAAATCAATACCCATTGAGCGAGCCTCAACAGCATACGATTCCTTAGCGTCTGCCATGCTGGCTTTCTCAGGGGCAGCAGTGTCATTCCATGCCGGAAGGTTCGGCATTCCGCCGAGTCGCATTCGGTTAATTGCCTTGAAGTCCGGCACCGAATCGCCTTGACGCATTGGACCCCGCCATGTGGATGGCACCTCTGAATAACCAACCATCATGGACTTATTGATCGCGTCCAATGTTAGATTCGCGAAGCTGCCAGTCGTGTGATAGGGATTGTCGCCACGATAGCCACGCACGCCAGCTTTCTCAGGCCCGAACATAGCACACTGTGCAATCTGCTCGCGGGTCAAACCTAGTACCGTCACACCCATCGTGCGAACATATTCAGTGGCTAGATCTAATAGCGTTGCATGTCGGAAATCCTCAGCGTCTTTTGACCGGCTGGCGGCTGGCATGTGTCGCTCAACAGCAGCCTCATTACCATTGACGGCAGACCGGATTGACTTCAACGCCAACGCATCACGGATGCCTGCTTTTAGTCGGTCGACGCCAGTGGTTCCCACGCGTACGGATGACCCGAACGGGATTTCAGCGGCCGCTTCTTCTTTTTTTGTAGCCAGATGAGTCCTGACGGCAGCGATATTACTTAGCGTGCGACAGAAGGCTGCTTCGCCCGGCAGATCAGCTAGCTTGCAATGTGCATCGACGTCTGCCTCATAGGCCTCGCGAGCTTCGCGCTCGGCTCGGATAGCCACCTGAATTGCTTTTGCGATTGCATCCGCATCAATGACTGCTGCCCGTGTCTCTTCCTTTTTTTCTTCCTTCTTTTCCGCAAGCTTGTCGGTGTTTTTTAGCAGCCATCGCTGAGCGTCATCATCTGACAACTCGGAGTCCATGCCGCGTGATTCGCACAGTGCTCGTAGATCTTCATTCATCACAAAACTTTCTTCAGTGGGGGCTTGAAAAATTACCGCTGCTGGATCAAGTCCCCGCAGCTTTGCTTGATCGTCGGCACCGATAGGCGTCAACGAAACTTCGCGCAACTTCCAAGAAGTTGCCACGTTTACAGGACCGCTAAAATCACGGCCGCTAATGTTTTTGGTTTCACCTTTTGGGACGAATACTCTCTTCAGCACCTCGTACCCAACTGACACGTCAGTGATGTGACCATCTCGCACGTCACCTAATGCTGATTCGCCATGAGTTGCACGGCTGAAATGCAGGGTGGCACTTACCTGATTGTCTTGCTCAATCACGTCACGAGCGCTGCCTAACTGATCTTTGACGCTGTGGCGATTATGCGAGTCAAGAAACGGAACCTGACGCGATGGCGGCATCTGAACGCCGCTGCTTAGCAACACCTCAGGAATCATTTCCATTCGCGTCCAGTCTGGCATCTCAACAGGTTGCTCCGTTGAGATCACCGCCTCGACTGTTCGCGTCTCCTCGCTGAATGTAGACGCTCGTACAGCCAATGACCGGAACGCCATCCCTGCCGCCTCTGACATTCGCTTTTGTATTTTCTGCTTACGCCTTGCCATTAGTGGCTGCCTCCGCTGGTGTTTGTGGTTTCGCTGGTGCTGGCTCAGTGGGTGGCACCGGAACAATGTCTGCCGTGTCAACGCCCATGATGTTGTTGATAACTTCTGGCGGGATGCCTTTTTCCTTAGCGACTGCATATAGTTCAGCCGCGTCGTTTAGCACGTCCCGCCAATTGACATTGTTTTTCGCACACTCCATTTGCACGGATGATTGGCCGTTCTGGATTCGCTTAGCCGCAGCCTCGACATCAACTTTAGGATTGATCGAAAGTGCGACTGGCCCTTGCCATTTTGCAGCAGAGAAACGACCCGGTTCCGATTGGAATTCTGCTATGGAAATGACGCCGTCAAAATACCCGTCGATCATTGCTGACCGCAGCACCGTCTCCCATATTGGCTGGCAAAACGAACTGGCGAACCACTCCTGAATGTCGTTGACCTCGGGCCATGTATCGTTGTCTGCAGATCGCTCAGAACTGAATGAACTGTTGCGGTAGTCGCCTGTGATTGTGCTCGACTTAATACCTGGCATTCCCGTTGCGATGCCACGCTGCAAGTGCTGTACAAACGCTTCCGGATTCATGTTCGGTTGGTTCGGCGATATCAAATCAAACGAGCCGTCCTTGCCTTTATTGACAATCATCCCCGGCTGTATTTTGCTGATTGAATTGCCGTCAGTATCTGTTAGATCAGTGCCATCCGCTGATGAAACTGAGTCAGGTCCCTGACCTAATCCGAATCGTGCTGCCCCGGTTGGCTTGCTATAGGTGCCAACCACACATGCGGCCATCGCTGTGGCAGTCAACACGTTGGACTCCAGGTCATCCGTACGGCGAGCACGCAAGATAATCGAAGCCATCCACGGCGTGCCGACTAGCTGGTCGATGTCCTCTTCAATGAATAGGTGACCCATCTTTTCAACAGGGATTCTGATGGCGTCTGCGAGTGTATTTGCCCCGGCGTAAATTGGTGCTGACCGGATCCAATATGCAACCCGCTCACCGTCTGCATTTAACTCAATGCCCCGCCAAATTGTGTGTCCTGTTGCGATTGACTCGGCTGGAATTTCGCTGTCATCAGCAAGTCGGCAGCTATCGATCATCTGCAGCGTGAGACTGATTGGCAGGTCATGCCGTGCCTTTTTTACGGAATCAATTGGCCGCAAACGATAAAAAGTATCGCCTGACAAAATCACGGAACGCAGTGCAAGCTTTTGCAAACCGGACATGGTAAGCCCGCCTTGACCCGGCAAACCGCGTGCGTCGAATCCGGAATGCAATGCACCCCAAAGTTTCTTGGCTCGTGCCCGGAATTCATTGTGTGGCGTGCCGTCTGCTCGTGTCGCAAGAGACTCCGGCTGCATGCCGCGACCGATAACTTTTGATT